GCCATTATTTACCTTCTAATTCTTTTACTCTAGCTGATAGCTCTTTAACTGCTTCTATTAAAACCGAAGTAATTTTTCCATAATCTACAGACTTAGTACCCATTTCATCATCTGCTGTATTAACAATCTGCGGCAAAATTTCTTCTACTTCTTGTGCTATAACTCCAATATTTTCTTTATCTTTTTCTGTGTCTTTTCTTTTGTATGTAACTCCTCTAAGTTTTTCAACAATCTCTAAACCGCCTTCTATAGTTTTAATATCATGTTTAAGTCTTACATCTGAAAAAGCTGTAACATTTCCTGCAGCAGTAATGCCACTAGAAGCTATAGTAAAAGCTATAGTTTGACTACCGCCTGAGCTTGTTTTAAAAGTAAAATTTGTATTACTCGCTGCTGTAGCAGAAAAAGCCGGACTTGTGCCACTTACACCACCGCTTACAAGCAAATGTAAAGGGCCGCCATTATCATAAAATTCAATTTGATTGCCTTCTAGTCTTACAGCAGAATGTCCTTTTAATCTTAAATACTTACCAGCGTTATTTCCAGGATCGTTAATAGCTATCGTTGCTACTTGAGTGCTATTTGAGCTATTATCAAACTCAACTTCATTATTATCAAAACGAACTTTTCCTGCATCACTACCCAACAATGACATAACTGTATGAGTTGTGCCACCGCTCTCTATGACTTTGAAAACCATATCGCCACCATTAGTATTAGTGAGTTCGGTATTGTTTGATGAAGCATGACCTATTCTTAAATGCGGTACAGTATCAGTTCCTTGAATGAAGCCAACAGAGTTTGATGAGTTAGTACCGCTATGATGTAAGAATATTGAAGAAGCAGCTTTGACAGTTAAATGGCTTGAAAGTTTCTCAAGACTACCTACTTGATTTGAGCCGCCTGTATAGGTCAAATCTGTTTCAGCTTCTAAAGTGTCTGCTGTTGAGCTTCCGGTAATTATTCTGTTATCAGCATTATTATTAACAGTAGTTCCACCACCGCCAATAGCCCCCCAAGCATTGTTTTGATAACCTTCAAATTCATTTGTTGTGGAGTTGTATCTAAACATTCCATTAACAGCAGATGCGTTTCTTTGCGCTGTAGTTCCTGCAGGTACTTTAATTGAGTCGTTTCCAGACAATGTTAAATTTTGAAAAGTTGGACTTATTGAGCTAGATAAAGACAATGCTATAGAAACATTTGCTAAATTAGTCAAAGCGCCTGATCCAGTAACATCTCCAGTTAAAGTAACAGTTGGCGATTTATTTATTACAACAGCAGAAGAAATATCTCCACCATCTATGTTCAAAGAAATTGCTGTGCCTGTTCCGCTAAAAATTGCATCTAAAGTATCTAAATTAGAGTTTAAAGAAATACCCCAAGTATTTTCTGCTGCACCTGGCTCTGGTTTAGTAAGGTTAAGGTTAGTTGTGAACGTATCTGCCATGTTATGAAACCTCTTGTTTGTCTAATTCTGTCCAGGTTGTACTTGGATTTGTTTCGTTAGTCCAATTAGCACTAGAAACATTTTGTTCTGTCCAAGTATCTGCTGCAACATTTTGGTCTGTCCATTTTAACCCACCGATAGAACTAAAACTAGCGATTGCAGCTATAGTCGCTTGAGCAAAATTTACTTTTGAGCCAAACGAATTAAAATTTGAAACAGCATTTATTGTTGAATTTGCGCTAACTATAAACTGTCCTCTTGAGCTTGAATGTGAAACTGCGCTCATAGTTACTTGACCTGTAAATATTTGTGTACCTTCTGAAGAAAAATTAGTTGTACCTTGAATATTAGCTGTACCTAAAAATATTTTTATTCCTTCAGAAGAAAAAGAAGAAACCGCAGGTATTGTGCTTTGTCCACCTATTACAACGCTTCCAACTGCAACCATGTTGCTAACAGCATTTATTTCAGCTTCTCCTTGAAAAGCTAAATCATTCCATTTTGATCTGCTGTAGTAACCTTCGTTGTAGCCTATAGTGGCCATGATGTTACGCTAGAGTAATGTCTAAATTTCCTGCGTTTATTCGGAAAACATCTCCAGAGTCGATAGTTTTAGATGCTGTAAGCGTAGAATATGCAAGTAAATTACCACTTGTTAAAGCATCAAATACACCAACTGCAACTACAGTTCCATAGTTTGCTGTTGCTTCAGGATATTCAATAGCTGAAGCATTAGTAGCTTCAGTTGGATTTGTGCCAGAAACATTAAAAGTAGAGGTTTGTCTAGCATAACCGCCACCTGAAACTTCTGTGCCACCACCAGTATCAGATGGTGCTACTGTATATAAAGCCACATATAAAGTTGTTGGCGCTGTATAAGCAGTACCGCCAAAAACATGGCCTAAAACCTTGTTTTCTAAATAATCACTAAATGCTGCCATGTCTTACCTCAATTCTTTAAATGATAAGTTGTTTTATGTGCTTTGCCATAAGTTCTTCTTCTTGGTATTAAAGAGCCTTTGCCAAATTCAGCACGTTCTTGTTCCATTCTCATTTCCTCTAATGCTTTTTCAAACAACTGAGAAAACATACTTACACGTTCATCTTCCATTAAATAAATAGAAGCGTGTTTTAGACAACCATACAAATAAACGTCTGGATGTCCGGTCGATACAAAATTAGTAGTGTTTGTGCTACTTAAAGCAGGTATCGAGCCATAATAAGTTAATTGTAAAGTATAATCTTTATCAGGTGTAGGTGCTAATTCTAAAGTTTTATCAACAATAGCAAAATAAACCGGTTGTCCGGAAGTATTGTCATTAGCTTTTCTATAAACATCTAAAGACTCAATAGACTGTTGCAATAAAGGTGTAAAGTCGCTAGATGTAATTTCTATATTTATAGCTTCTAGCCAATCTGAAGGCAAAGAAAGATATTGACCATCTGCAACTGCATTAGCTCTTATTACCATATCTTTTGTTCTTAATCTTCTGTTTAGTTCTCCTTCAGTAATATCAATAAAAGAGTCAAGTTTAGAAGTCAAATCGCTTCTGTTTAAAAAATCTGCTATCTGTGTTTTTAGTTCATCGTACGTCATACTTTACCTTGCCAAGTTCTGAAAAGTTTATTGTTGGGATCGTTTAACCATTTTTTCCATTTGGCTTTGTCGTTCGCCCAACCTTCTCGTATAGCTTTTTGATATATTACCATAGGTACTTCCGCAACATGACGTAATTCTTTGCCTGGTTTTAATTCTTGTAGGTCTTTAACGTGCTTCAATATTGGCGCTACGTTTTGTTTGGTGTGATAAACAAACTTATCATCTTCGGTAGCAAATTCGCTAACAAAGTTTGTTCTTGAGTCTATTACTGTTCTTCTTGCCATTTTAAAAAAGAGGGGCGATTAGTCGCCCCCCTTAATTAAACTTATGATGTTGATAAGTCGTACACAGCACCATGAGCAGCTTCGTTGCTCACTTCTAAGCCATATTCAACAACTATCATTTTAGTTTCAGCATCACCAATAGTTGAGATGTCAATAGTTTCAAAATCTCTAAGATAAGAAACTTTTGCATACTCAGGATCTAATAGTAAGGCAGTTCTGCTTCTACTTCTGTTTGAAGGAACTACTTGTAGTTCTCCAAAGTCGCCAGAATAGATAGATACAGATGCTTCAATAGTATTAGCATCTACAAACTGTCTAGCTGAACTTCTGCCTGTAAAACCAGATACAACTGATTTTACATGAGGGCCAACAACTAATAATGATGGCTCTCCACCATTAGTGAAACAAGACTGTTGAACAGTCTTAACAAGAGCTTCAGTTATAGCTCTTTGCGTTCCATTAGTAGTAGCTGCACCACTACCGCCATAAACACCATTAGTACCGATAGACTTGTTAGTAGTGATCCAAGTTTCTAAACCACCTGTTTGTCTAGCAGTAGTAGCGTTACCGGCTGCTTTTGCGTTGTTTTGAGTTAAGGCTTCTTCCATATCTCTTTTCAACGCTTTAGCCATAAGAGCTAATTGGTGCGCCATTTCACTTCTTTTGCCTGCTGCATCAGAAGCATTTTGTGAGCCTGTAACTGTTGCATCTCTGCTTGAAATCATACAGATATTGCTCACTCTAGTTGTAGCAGTCGAAGCTGCTCTTGAAAGTTCAAAACCTTCAAGTTTTCCAGTTGCACTTGGAGTTGGCAAAGATTCTACTTGCCAATCAAACTGCACATTACTTACGTTATTTCTTCCTATTGCACTCATTACCGGAGTTGCTGTTGGAGAGATGTTATAAATAACATCGCTTAATTCTTCTCTGTCAGCAGTCGCAGTATAAGTATCAAAGGCATTTGTAACTTTAGCCATTTTTCATACTCCTCTAGCTTTCGCTAGAAATTAAATTAAATTTTCAAAAACTTTAGCCGCATCTTGTACTTTTCCAGATTTAGCTAACCTCTGTTTAGACTGTTTTAAAGGAGTTGATTTCTTAACTTGATTTGCAGTTCCAGGCCTAGCTACTCTAGCTGCAGATTTTTGTGTTGGTTTTTTCTTTGTTGCTTTTACAGTTTTATCATGCAACCAAGAATTTCTTAAACCTAATAAAATTCTGTAGTCATAAACCTGATCCATTTCTTCTGCTGTGAAACCTAATGAGTTAATAGCATAATCCCTAATAGCTATCTTTTCAGAATTAGCTTTTTCGGAATCTTTCCATTCCGGAACTTTATTTAATAACTCCTGGTTGCCGAACTGAATAAATTGCTCTATTTGTTCTCGCTGTTTTGCAATTTCATCATCTTTGAGTCTTTGCTGTTCAGCTTTTGTAGCTTCCAGTTGTTTCTTTTTTTCGTTCCAAACATCTTTTTCACGAACATAAGCTATGGGATCATTTTCATATAGCTGTTTCCAATCAGGCTCTTTGCCTAATTCGGCTTCTAAACTAGCTTCAAGTTTAGGTAATAAATCCCTATAAACTTCGTCTTTTTGCGATAACTCTGCTTGTTGGCTTTCAATCTCTTTACGTTGATTAGCCAATTCTTGAGTCTTGCGTGTATAGTCTTGCTGACGACTGTAGCCATTTTGGAGTTCTTCGAGGGTAACTTGAGCTTCTATACCATTTTGTTTGACAGTATAAAGCTCAGGTTGTTCGCTCTCCTCATGCTCTACTTGATCTTCTATTGACTCGTCTTGATTTTCTTCAAGAACTTCTTCATCTGTTTCTTCGATTTCTTCAGCAGCTTCCAATTCAACTTCTGTTTCTTCGGTAACTTCCTCGATTTCTTCTACAGCTTCTTCAACAAGCTCTTGATTTTCTTCTATTGGTGCTTCTTCTTCAGGAGTCAATAAGTTAGAAAATGCTTGTTCTGCCTGTTGTAAATTAGTTTGTAATGCAGTCGGTTTTTCCGGTGTTGCCATGTTTTTACCTCATATAGTAAATAATGTTCAAATTTTACTCTAAAAGACCAGGAAAGCTCAAGAATTATTATCTAGTTATGCTTCTTATCTTGTCTAATTGAGTTTTAGTTATTCTGCCTTTTTCAATAATAATCCTTAGATGTTTTTCTACTTCTGGCAAAATTCTGATAGCTTTGTGTAAATCTTCTCTAAAACTATTATCAGCTTCAGAGGAGTTTTCCCACTTTTGCATATATTCTTCTTTGAGGTGTGCAACAGCTTTTTTAAATACTTCGCTATTTAAAATAACTTCTGCTTCATTGGCTTCTAATATTTCTTTTTGTGAGGGCATAATTTATGAGATAGCTTGATAAATAACTTCTTGGAGTAAAAATCCTATAACGCCTAAAAATATAGTTAGGACAAATATCAGAGTGTTTCTAAGGGTTTTGTTGAGTGAGGTAATGCCATGTTCAATAGACTCTAAACGTCTATAGTTTTCTTTCCAACGCTGTTCACAAGCAGCTTCATGCGAACTTAAACGCTTATCTACTTCTGTTACTGTTGCTTTTGCCATTAATAACTCCAAACAGTAGGTCTTGGTCTTTCTTCTGAATGATCTGCAATATCAAGATGTATAAATCTACTATTGCCTTTTTGATTAACACCAATACCTGTAAAACCATATTCTTTTGCATAAGTAATAATTTTATATGCTTCTGCACCACGACACAATATATCAACTGCAAGACCTGTACTATGTGTACCAGGCTTAGATTTTTTTGCTTCAATAGGATGTTCTGGACAACGATAGCCAGAACTGACTACAAAAGAAAAATTTAAAAAAGTTCTAAGAGCTTGTAGCCTATTTAATAGTTCTTCTTTAATGCCTTCTTTACCACAATGCTGACAAGCAAATTCTTCTGGCTTAAAATTTTTATAAAGTTCCCAATTCATCTTCAAAAAGTATTTTTTCTGCCATTATATATTCGCCAACAATAATCAAATCTTTATTCATTGTTTTTGCTTTAATTTTAGCTTCTTCATAAGTATTAGCATAAACCAAAGGGCCTTCAAATATTCTTACAGTTTTATCTGATAAAACTGCCGGAATTTCTGTCATGAATACCATACTAAGGCCTTAGTACATCTTTGACATTTTCTTCTCGCATATTGTTACGAGCTACGCCTTTCCATTTTTCAGCAGTTCTTAAACCACCAAGACCAAGCAAAGACAAAGTTAAGGTCATTAGTCCTTCAGTATTTAAAACTGGCGGTTGAATTGATGATCCTGAAACAACTACTATCCAATTCATTAAAGGTGCTAAAAAGTATTGCCACATTAAGGCCAATGCGCAGATCCAAAGGATTGCAGGCCTACTTCCCGAAACAAAAATACTAGGATGTTTAGCTTGTTCTAAATTAATTTCTGCTTGAGCTTTTTGCAAATCAATCATTTGTGATTTGATACTAGCTTCTAATTCCATACGTTTAGTTTTATCAGGTATGGCTTTACCAATTAAATCGCTTATTGGTTTAAAAAATTTATCAATCATTGTCTTTACCCTCTAATATCTTTTGTAGTTTCATAGCTTTTTCATGCGCTGAATCAACGTGTAAATTTTTATCAACTATTTTTTCTAGTTTTAAACTTTCTATTTTATTATTACTAATATAACGCCAAGTATAGCCATCTTTTGAATATACGCCAAAGACAGTTGTACCCATGCCAATCTTAATTATCATGGCTTGTTCGCCATCTAGTAAGACTTTATCGCCTTCGTTAAATTGTGAGTTAAGTTTGAATTTAAGACCTTTGATGAATGATACTGAATAATCTTTAAGAGCAAGACCACCTAAGACACTTGCTAATAATAAAGATGCTTCAACATAATATTGCTCAAAATCCACTTGTCTTAACCATGAGTTTTTTGCACCTCAAACTCAGCAGTTAAACTTGCCCCTTTGTGTGGCTTGAATTTGCCTTCGTGCTTCATTAATTTATAAGTCTTGCCAAACTTCATAAAGTGATAGCCTTTAGGTGCTTTTATTTTTTTATTCATGCTTAATATTTCTTTTTAGTTTTAGGTTTTTTGTTTTTTTTCTTTTTTGTTTTTAAATGATAACCTGGCATTACGCTGTCCTCTTTTTACTTTTTGGTCTTAATAAATCTGCATCGGCTTTTCTTGCACCGCCTTTGCCTGTAGCAAAAGATCGTACTCGGCCTGCAGCCCATTGATGCGCAGATACACCTGGTCGTGATCCTGACGAATAATATGCGCCAAGACCTCGTTTATAAACTTTTGCTAAAGTACCTTTGGAAATACCACTAGACTTAGAGTATTTATCTATAGTCGCTTCCTTACTTCCTGCCACTTTTACTTCTCTGTTTAGATATTTTGTTCATCATAGCCGGTGTTAATTTACCTTGTCTGTATAGTTTAGCAGTTCTTTTTATTTCTTTCTCCCTAGCCTTTGGATTTTTTGCGCCTTTTACATACTTCTTAGGAACACCGCCTTTGGTCTTTGGTACTTTTTTAAATTTTCTTACCATTTTACTTTATTCGCCCAGTAAGCTGCTGACATCTTCCCCTTTTTAATATTTTTTGCATGACGAGCTTTAAAAGATTTTCTACGAGCCTTTTGTTTTGCTGACTCGCCTGCTTTTGGTTTACCTGCGGTTTTTACTCCTTGCTGTCCAAAACGAATAGTTTTAACTTTGTCGCCTTCTTTAGCAACGACAATATGTGATTTGGTTTTATGTCCTGGTGTTCTTTTAGGTTTATTATACCCAGACACACCTGCTTGTTTTAGTCTTGAATCTGTCATTAGTGCAAAGTTGTTTCTTTAATTAAAAATATTTCAGTATCAGCTTCTATTTTATCCTTAAATAAAAATTTCATAAATGATTTTGCTTGTTCAAAACTACGAGCTTTAATATCTGTGCCGATATAAACGTGTTCCCCAACTACACATTCCAAATGATAAAGTTTAACTGGAGATACTGAAGTCATCGTCAAACAACCCCTGCGACTCAACTTTTGCCACTTGCCTTATAGTTTCTCTATCTCGTTCCATTAGAGCGTTTATTTCAGCAATATCAACTTGCGTTCCATATTTAGCTGCTAATTCAGCAGCTTTTATTCTAATATCGGCTTCAGCTTCATCACGCTGTCTATCATCATCCATAATAATTTTCATACGACTTGTTTCTGCATCCAATACAGCTTTTTGCGCTTGAACTCTTGATTTTTGAATTTCTGCTTCTGCTAATAATTCCGCAGGATCAGGTTTCTGTTCCTCTGGCATTGGGGGCATAGGCGGAACTTGAGTATTTACAAAACTTTGCGCATCTTTAAAGCCTGCTAACTCAATCATTTTAGTAAGTGTGTTTGAGTATTGCTGTAAATTTACTAAAGGATTTTGTGGGCCTAACTGTTGTAAAATTTGTTCTTGCTTACTTGCTAAGTTATTTAGCACCATCATTTTTTCTTCATCGCTGTTTTTAGAAATTGCAACATTAATAGAAATATCTTTATCAGAATCCCAATAACGAGGATCAACTGGGATAAACTCGTTGTTAAGTCTAAACATATCTTGTCCTTCCTGGTGCTTAACAACTAAATTATTTACCAAACCAAACAATTCTTTCATGCCACCTTCGGCAAAATGACGACAAATCAACTCAACTCTGCCTTGCGCACCAGACATAGTAGCTGATACCGCAGCTTTAGTAGTGCTTTGCAGAGCTTCAGCGTTTAAACCGGCACTTGCTTTAGAAACACCAGTTCTGTTTTCTTTTGCTTCGTCTAAATATCCTAAAACCGGAAAGGCTTCTTTACCCACAAAAGGTACTGAAAAAGGTTGCACCATACCTGGCGCTCTCATACGAATTGGTTGTCCTATATCGGTGTTTAGTACATCGTCAATATTAACTTGTCCTTCAACCACACCCATTCTTGGAAAAATTGAATGGCCCAAAGAGTCTAAAGTATCACGCATAATTTGTGATTTAGCTCTTTGTATTGGCATAACATAATCTGCCGGACACGATCCTATAGCTGTATGTGGCTCAGGATCAGGAGAAAACATTACAATCGGTAAATCATCCCATTGTTCAACATTAATTACATTTATTCCTTCTCCGGCAGTACAAACTCTTATACGCTCGTCTATACCATCGCCATCTAAATCAAAAAATAAATAATGTTCAACATATAAAACATTTTTATTGCCATAACTTCCTCTGTCGTCAAAAACATTGTCGTCATAAGGATTACGAGCTTCTATTTCATCGTAAGTATCAGCATCTAAATTAGAGCCTGATCCCGCATATTGTTGTATTTCTTCTCTGTCATAACCCATAGCTACTAAGTCGCTTACAGTTTTTACCATGCGATGTGCAACATAAGGCGCTTCATAAATATTTCTTGCGTTACGAGAAATCAAAACTTCTTCTGGGGGGATAGACTCGATACAAACTTGATTTTTTTTCTTTACCCTTCTAATTGTTACATCATAACTAACTGGAGTTTCTTGCATGACTTCTTCGCCAGTCATACGATCAATCATTTTCATTTGTTCCATTTCAATTTTTTCTTTAACTATTTCAACATCAGCATCCATAACTAACGCCATGTATGCTTCTCTAGTTAAATTTGTGTATTCGTGTGTAGAAGCTGAAATGCTATCATCCCAAAATGCCTTAACAAAACCTGATTTTCGTACGAGCGCATCTTTGAACGCATCATAAAGAACTTTAAAGCCAGGATTTTTTTGTTGAATAATATAATTAATATAGTTTGTTTGTTGTTCTGCTAATGGTATGTCCTCAACATTACGAGGTATAAATTCAACGACTTTTTTCGTGCCAAAAAACGTACGCATGATTGAGGGCAACATAAATAAAATAGAATCTCGAACGTCAGTAGAAATAAACTCCGACTGCAAAGAACTATTTGCTTCAGGCTCGTTGCCTAAATAATATTCTGTAGCTTCCGCCCTAGACTCTCCGATTTGGTCGATGTAGTCTTTAGCATCATCCATTTCGGATTTAATGATGCTTTGTAATTCTCTTGTATCAATCTGTTCTTCTTGATTTTCTTCTTTATCTTTGTCGTATTCCATTGATTAACCTATGCGTATAATTTTGGATTTTAAAGGTTGCCTAAAATTATACCCCATAAACGACATACTGCCACTAAAGGAAGCAGCTGAACTTGCCATTGTTAGTGCTAAAGCATCTGCTTTGTCTGGAGATTTTATTCCACGCTTACGCATTTCTTCTTTACTTTCGAGTTTTATTTTTCCAGATGATGTATATTTGTAAATAGGCGCAGCTAATTCAGAAACAAGCTCATCATCATTAGGAAGTCTGCAATCACGCTGCGCCAACCAATCTTTTATGCCAAACCACAACTCTGCTCGTAAATTTAAATAATTTTTTTTCGTTGCCGGTGCTTCAGAAACATTGATCCCACGTACAGGCAAATTCTGTTCCGCAAGTCTATCGACAACACCAGAGCCTAAACCGATAACATCAACTAAAATTTCTTGTGGTCGTTCTAAGGCGGTGCAATCATCAAATTTATTTTTTACCGCACCACAAAGTTGCATCAAATCCATAGACTGAAAAGACTTCATTTCTAAAACTGTGTTTCCTTGACGAACGCAAAGAGCAGAATTATCGCCACCATAACGTGCAACATCTAATCCCCAAATAATTGGCGCACTTGCAGACAAAGAAACATCTCTGTCAATAGATGCTTTGATTAACTCCATTGGAATTACAGTATCATCGTCAGCACGTGGGAATTCGCCCAATACTTCCACACGTGCGACTGTTGAATCTTCGCCATATTGTTCTAACATTTGTTGGAATAACTCTTTATCTGTGCCTTCAACTGTTCTTGAATCAATTTGTTCTTGTTTCCAGAACGAACGCTTTCCATGAAAAGAATCATAAAATGGGCCTGTATTTCTTCTAGGATTAGAAAAAGTTAGCCAATACCTATCTGCTGTTGGCTCAGAGAAAAATCCCTCAGAAACGCTGTAAATAGGTGCAGGAATACCAGATGCTTCATCCATGATTAAACAAACACCATAACTTGAATGAATACCGGCAAAAGCATCTGGATTTTCCTCAGACCATAATTGCGCTTGTGCGTAGTAATATCCAGTATCAATTTTTAAATCACGCACAAGCGCTTCTTCAAACCATTGTGCCGGTCTTATCGTTGTTGCGGTTTTATTAAACCAATGAGAATTTATGGCTAAAGTTAGCCATTTTCCTAATTCCGCCCATGTTCTTGAGCGTAATTGCTGTTCGGTGTTTGCTGTTACAATTATTGTTGATCCTAGTCTGGTAGATAGCATCCATAGTATCAACCAAGACACTAAAGCAGACTTGCCAATACCACGACCACTAGCAACTGCTAAACGATACATTTCTGGAAAATCAATAGTTTGATTTCTTTGTATATGTATTCCAATATCTCGCAAAATTTTTTCTTGCCACTTTCTTGGGCCAGTAAAGTTTTCAAGGGGTGTTCCTTCTTTTCCCCATTCAAAGACAAATTTAACAAAATTCAAAGGATCATCTTTGATATTCATTGACCATAGTTCGGTCATTAGTTTTTTTTCTACTTCGCTTCCATATTTCATAATATTAAAAAAAAATTATCTCATTAGTTACTCGTACGCTGCCGGCCTGATTACTTTTAAATGGGGGTCCTGGCAATAGTAAGCGCTTACTATGGGCCAGGATCTTATAGGATGGGCGATAAAGCGGAGAAAAGAAAACTTCATCGCCCAATTTATGTTTCTGCTTTGGTAGAAGGGAGAGATTCAGAAACATTTAAAGACTCTTTACTATCTAAGAAGGAACGCCCCCTATTAGAATCAACATCTTCAACCCTTTTGAGTTCTGCGGTTGCATCTGGTATGCGTTTTTTAGCGGAGTTTATAATTTCATCAAGTGAAAACGTATTTTCTATTTTTTGAACGTCTGACCAATCCGCAACTTTTTCGCCCCTATTTTTTAAAAAGAAGATTTGCGCAGACACGTTGGGCGGATTTCCGCTTCTCCCGGTTGCCGAATCAAAAAGAGCATTTGAAACCTCTGCTACAGCTTTAATCTTTCCCCTCTTTAAAGTGGTGTCAAAAATAGCAGAATCTCTTTTCCTTCTTGCGAGTGTACTTAATGAAACACCCAAAACTTCTGCGATAGAGCGTTCTGAAACACCTAGACCAGATAATTTTTCAATTTGTTCTAATTGTTCCTCTGTGAAGGTAATGCGCTTTCTTCCGGCTTTTTTCTTCTCTTGCATAGCTTATTTTATATTTTTTTGATCTTTTAAGCACTAATTTGGAGAAACAATGTACCTATATAAAGAGCATGAAAGTGTCTTTAAATGGTTGTAAATGATTGTTCTTCTGGTATCATTGTCATATTGATTAACTAAATAAAGGAGAATTATCAATGACAACTGAAACATTTAAAGAACTAGAAGAAAGAATGGAACGCTTTCAAAAAGAAAGAGAGCTTGAATTTAAACAAGCAAAAGAAAACATTACTTTTGTTCTAAGAGGAGATAAAAAATACTACTATGCTTTTCAATGTGAACAATTTCAAAAGAATTGCAAAAAGTATGGTTTTGACCATATAGCGACAGCAGAGAAAATCAACAAAGAGGGATTACTTTTTAATGAGTATTCTATTACTTTAGGTCATTACTATGGACATGACTTAAAAAGATTTAATTCTAAACAAGAAATGCTTGGCTTTGTTGCCGGATATAACGAAGCTATCTATAACTTAAAGGAGAAATAACAATGAGTATTTATGACGATTGGAGAAACTATTATAGTGATTTAGACATACCAAAAGAATGGGTATGTATGTCCTATCACAATGATTCTTTGCCAAGTTTTAGCACCGAAGAAGATAATTATAAATCTTATCACGTGTGGATTAACTCACATGATGAAAAGACAAGACAAGAAAACAACAAGGATATTTTTGGAGAAAAGAATTATCCAAGATTTCAAGTTGTGCTTTGTTATGGTTACGATGGCGGAGATGCTTTCATTACTGATGATTTTGAAGAAGTTCTTAAATACATTAAGAACAATCCAAAAGATCAAAAATTAATTGAACTTACAAAAGAATATATATAGGAGAAATAACAATGAATTATTTGAAAGCAAAAATATCATTTATATTTATTTTAACAATGCTATTGATTACAGAAATAGCTTTAGTAATTATTTTATAGGAGAAATAAAAATGGAATTAACCAAAAGACAAAAAGAAGTTTTAGAGGATGTTTTATGGAAAGAGTGCAAAGAATTAATAAATTTAATTCATAGTGGAAGTGATTCTGTTGATAAAA